TCGACTATTCGGAGGACTGCCGGTTTCATACAATCTCCGCAGTCCGGGCAAACTATCCAAGGGTTTTTGGGTGTTGGGGAAACCGCCCAAGCCGACCTAAGAACGTGGTGATTTGTCAAACAAGCATATCCCGACTGAAATGATTCTTCTGTCTCGGGTTCTTTCTTCGGCTTTTTATTCCACCAGGTCATGTTTTCCTCCACATCCGTAGGTTACGAGTTCCTTCAAAAAGTCCACAAACCTGTCGCTTCCTTGCAATACCAATTCAGAGAAGTCGTCGGGTTGCATTAGCATGTGCTTCTGGATAAACCAACCCCAGGGAGAGTTGTTGTCCTCTATCCGCAGGTCGAGGGGCCCGGGTTTGGTTCCGTCGATGACTAGGCGCTTCACGGGGTCTCCTTCTCCCACGGTCGTAGCATCTTTTTCCACCAAGAAGGTTCTTTTCCCAAGAAGAGCATGAGTTCGTCCCAGCAGTCGTCGCAGAGATCGGCGACGGTTTTGTCGAACTCAGAGACACCCCAGAATACCGTCTCTCTTCGGAAGTCCCAATCCCGGGGTTCCACCGGATTCAATTTTAAGGTGCCAAGTTGTTGGACGACCTTCTTGCATCTGTCGCACGTTTTAACGGTGGTGTGTGTCGTTTTAATCACAGGACCTCCTTGTCCATTATCCGGACGGGGCTGATTGTGCAAGCGGCTAAATCATTTGCGATTTTGAAAGACTGGTTGATCATCTTTTCCATATCCCCGCAGAGCAGTTCTCCAAAGACCCAAAGAGTAGCCAAAACCTCAGATTGTCCTTGGGGAAGATCGTCTCCCAACCAGGACAGGAACACCTCGGCACTGTACCGGATTGGTTCCAAGTTGAGGATCATCCTTTGATCTTTGGGCCACACCGGCTCCGGCTTCTTGGGCATGATCTCGGCCAGGCGGGCCATCAATCCTTCAGGCACAGGATACATCAGTTTTCTCCTTCTGGTCCATTGTAACACACTTCATCCCTGTCTTGGGAAATTTCTTTAGGTAGCCGATGGCCTTCTCTAGCAGGTCGATTCGGTCGTTCATGTTTCCCAAGGATACGTTGCAACCAAAACAAAGAAGTCCACGGACGACATTAGTATCGTGGCAATGGTCTACACAGAATCTTTTGCGTTTTGAGTCGGCCTCCGCTTTGCCGCATATTGCACACCCAAAGTTTTGTCTCTCCAGGATTTCGTAATACTGCTCTTCGGTCAGCCCATACCTGGTCTTGATCCAATGTCTCCATCCGGTTACCTTGTATCGGTCGTGGTTCTTATCCCAGCATTTTCGCACAGACTGTTTGGCGCTCTCAGGGTTTGCTTTTCTCCAAGCCGCCTTAGTTGCCCTAATCTTGGATTTGTTGTCAGATTTCTCTTTCCAGCGGGCGGTTGCGGCCCGTGAACAAATCAGACAGCAAGACTGATACCCGTCCCTGGTGGACCTATTTTTTCCGAATCCGGTTTCTTTGTCTTTTTCAATTCCGCAGGTTGGGCAGACTTTGGCAGAACTGCTTGGGTCCAACAGTTTTTTCTTGTGAGAGGCTTGAGAGCCTGCCTCTGTTCTTCGTATTAACAGAACACCGTCGATTTGAGTTTTTTCAATAAACCCCATCTTTTCTACGGAGTTGAATGTTTTCAGAGGCTTCTTTCCGGGCTCTTTGTCGAATACGTAAGGGGTCCATTCTTCGGGTGTTTCACGGATAAGAGTGAGTTGCTTGTTTGTTAAACCGGCCATTTTATTCCTTGTCCTGCCTTTGTTCCATGAACGTTTTCAGAAAAGAGCTTGGGGTCCCGCTATAGGTCAAAACCAATTTTTGCTCCGGGCGAGAACACCCGACGAAGAAGATATTTGCTTCTTCTTGCAAATCAGTAGCTTTGGCGTGTGGGATAACCCCCTCTGATACGCCTATGAAATAAATTGTGTGGGCTTGGAGTCCTTTGAACCCGTGAACGGTCGAAAGCCCCACTCCGGAACGTTTCCGCGAGGCGGCTGCCACCCTTCGTGTGAAGTCGAGGAACTCTTTGATCGTCCGATACTTACCAGCCAACTTGACGAGGTCCGACAGGTTGGAAAGTGGATCATTGTCTATCGTTTCCTGGTCGGCAAAATGGTCTCCAACTTTCAGGGCCCCGAGGATTTGTTTCAAAGCGTCTGCTGGTGGAAGATCGCGGTAGCGAGACAGCGAATGAACGAACTGAGCGAAGTGCTGAAGAGCTTCCAGATTCTTGGGTTCGACCAGGCTGTGCGGCTCTTTCGTAATCAGGGCCCAGTAGGAGACTTCGGAGTCGTTGGCCTTCAGTTCCTTGAAGCGGGCTGCTAGTTTCGTCCGGGGCAAGAACTTAGTCGGCCAGAAATCGCCTCTTAGCATTCCGGAAATCAGGTAGTTGGCGGGGAACAAGCAGGCCCCCAGGTAGGCCAACGAGATTTGGATTTCTGGCTGCGCGAAAAAACCCGCCCGGTTGATATAATGGAAGGGTATCTCAGCAGCAGATAACGCCTGCTCCACACAAGCAAGTCCTCGGTTGGTCCTCGAAAGTACGGCGCAACTGTCCATTAGTCAAACTCCGTGATTCCTCGTTGGTGGAGAATCTCCAAACACTCTCGGGCCGTCTCCGGATGAATCGGCTCATAGAAGGCGCTTTGTACTAATCTGACCACGGCATAAATTCCTTCGTAGTCTCCCGCGCCTATTTGGCTCAGGAGGGGGCTGAGCGCCCTGTAGTAACAGCGTCTCCGGTCTTCTGATTTCTCGTGAGAACCCCACAGATATTCTAAGGAATCCTCTATCATTTTTGGTGTTAGATAGGCTCCTTCGGTCGGGGCAGAGGGCGAACTGAAGTTGTCCATTATTCGGACTCCTTGGGAATCAATTGCACTTTGCTTAGGTGGCCTTCGGGCAGAGCGTCAATTCTGACCTGCATACGTTCCATACACCCGGGTCCGGACTCAACCATCCCACCCCACTCGATGTAAAAGTCCGCATACTCCCCCACGACAACGTCCTTGATGTCCATTACCTGGATTCCTTAGTGCGCTTCATTTCTTGACAAAATGGGCAGTTGGGGTCGGTGCCTGGTTTGTGCTGAGGCCGGTCATATCCCCCATCTATCAGTTTTCGAAGGACGTACCAAAGTTTTCTCACTGCGACTCCTTCACTTTGGTCCTGTGCTTGCTGTACAAGGGCGCGGGAGTTTCTCGTTGATTTCGGCGAGTTGGGCAGCAATCTCTACCAGCATAATCAACAGTATTTTTGGGTCTTCAGTCTTCCATCCTATTTCTTTTTGGTAGACCCGGATGTGTTCAGGCGTCATAAACTCTCCTTTGCAATTCCAGTTAGCTTCCACTTCAGATAAGCTATGTTGAACTCCGGGTAGAAGCCAGCATACCCAACCCAAGGCTCTCCGTCGTCTCCTCGTTTGAACAGGCACAACGCTTTTTCCGGGGGCAGACTGCCGGGCACATAGCGGCACCAGCCTTCTTCGTCCGGTTCGCTTGGGCCCCAAAGAGCATTAGCTTGAGAAAATCCAAGACCGAATGCTCCCTCCAAACTTTCAAGGCCAAGCATAGCTCCGAGTCCTTGTTGCTGTTGGGCCCCTAGTTGATCCCAATTTGAATTTGAGAGACTACCCATTTTGCTCCTTCAGTTCATTCATCTTCTTTTCCAGATTTGCGGTGAGCAGTTTTAGCTCTTCGAGAGAAGCGTCGTTTTTAATCCAGTTTACCCGACTTTTGACCAGTGAGGTCTATCATTTTTGGCATTTCTTTATCTCCGATATGACCCACAAAGCCTCATCGGATGAGTTCTTGAATCCGCGCACCAAAGGAAGGGGGCCGTGTTCGTTCGTGGTGTGAAATTTACTTGCCAAATCCTGCGAAGTTGCATAGGGTCGAATGAAGTCTACTATCTCCGGAGTGGATCGGTAGTTCCGTCCGAGGTATAGAGTTTTTGTATCCGGAAACAACTCCCCCATATTGCCAAATAACTTGCTGTCTGATCCTCGAAATGAAAACAGACCCTGAGACAAGTCTCCAACCGCGAGAACGCTCCTTCCGGAAATAAGTTGAGCTAAAGTCCACTCAATTTTTGAACAATCCTGCGCTTCGTCGATTTGCAGCCAATCATATTTGTGGTGGAGTCGAACCTTTGGTTTTTGTTCAAGGATCGAAACCATTTCCAAAATCAAATCATCGAAATCAAGAACCCCGGCTGCGGTTAGTTTCTTCTGATACTCTTTGTAAGCTAGTCCAAGACGGAGGTCGTCGGCCCGTAAAGAAGATTCGGCTTCGCGGATAATTTGAGCAGGACGAAGCCTTCGCCTTTTCCATAAGCTGACCAGGGCCCGAAGACGACGGGGATCAACCTCCATTCGACGACTTGCGTCTGCTGCCATTCTGTTTGCGACGGGTTCTCCGCAAAGGGGGAATTCGGCCAACTCATAGGGAAAAGCATCTCGTTCCTCCAAGGCAAAAGCGAGCCCCAGAGCATGAAAGGTCTGTGCGCCCGCTGTTCGTGTTGTGGTTAATTTTCCGACTTGGGCCTCGACACGGTCGCGCAGGTTATTCGCTGCTGTCCGGGTAAAGCTCAAACTCAGGATGTTGTCCGGAGAAACCCCCTCTTTAATAAGCTCGGTGAACCGACTCACTAAGCAAGCTGATTTGCCTGATCCAGGCCCGGCAAGGCACTGCCAGTGCCCGTTCCTAGCAGACACAACCGCCTGCTGCTCCTCGTTGAGCGTGATCTGCTTCGGGGCTGGTTTCTTAGCGGCCAACGGTCAAGACTCCCGTCCAGAATAAAACAGAGAGTAAAACTCCAAAAAGGCCAAACGCTACTGCGGCGGCGGCCCCAAAGAACTGAGAGGGGTTGTGTCCGAAGTAAGGATAACCGTCTTTGTCTATGTAGTCTTCGATGCTACACAAAGGTCCCTTCCAAATACCCCACGCGACCAAGAGCAAACTAACGATTAAACAGAATAAAAGCACCACTCCTCCTTTAGTCCACTATCCGGACTAGCTGTTCAAATCTGCATTGCCCCAGGCTCTGTCTTCTCGGGGAACGTAGGGTGTGGTCTTCAAGGAAGGCCCTCGGCCCTTCTTGGAAATTTCGACGGCCTCTGCATATTGGGCCACGAACTCTCGGGCCAGAAGTAGTAGGGCGGTGTTCTGCTCGTTAGCCATCTGGCCGAACTCGGTGTCCGGAATGTTGATTGCGCGAATTTCGTCGGGTGTCATACTTCCTCCAATTCAAATCTGTCAAGAAAATCGTTCAAATAGTCGCGTAGCTCTCTTACGTTTTCTACGGACAGAAGCGGGTCCATAGCCAGAGTGGTTCCTTTGGGTATGGATTTGGCAAACAATTGAAGGACGGGTTTGCCCTTGTACGTCTTTTCGTAGGCACAGTATGTGCTGGCTGATCCGTGCCAGGAGTCGATCACCGACAGAAAATGAGGAACGGATTTTCCCGCTTTGCGCAGGGCTTGAAGCCCAGTTTCGTTAATGTGGTAGCCCCCAAAAGAAGACTTTTCGGAATAGGGCTTAAAATCGACCCAACCGCGTTGAATAGCCATTAACTGGCCTTCGTAGTTGCTGACGTGGCGCTTGATCCAATCTTGTCCGAAGCCTCCATTTTCTATGGCTTCTAAAGCGACAGCTTCGGCACGGTCCGGGTATCGTTCCCAAATATCTCGGTTAAGCATCCCGTCGTAAAGACCCATCATCCCTCCAATTCAAACTCAAACGGTGCCGCACACTGCGGTCGCCCTTGGTCGAAGTTGTACATAAAAGCCAAGACCTCTTCTGGCATGGGGTGGTCGATCATGGGCTCCCCTCTCGCGGTCCTGACCCGAAGCTGCGCGGGAGAAACCCACACCTCGCAGAACCCGGAGTCTTTCAGGGCGAGAGCGATGGGGTCGTTTGTACACGACCCTTGGGACCCCTCGTTGATGTGCCGCTGCGTGACTTGGATTTTCATCTGTCGTGGCCTTCGGATACAATATGGGTCCGTTCTCCACTCGGAGAAACACGCTCCGCCGTTGCTTTGCACCCCTCGCTGTTGGCAAGGGCGGAAGCCCACCCACGGGCGTCGGCTTCGCTGTTGTTGTTGACGTGTGTTTGGGTTGAGCCGTTCCACTGAGAACGGTAGGTGATTTCATAGTGGTCGTAGTTGGGCATGGTTCCTCCTCAGAAGGGTATGTCGTCGTCCGAATCGAACGGGCTGTCGTTGGCCGGGGTTGTTGCTCTCGGGGCGGGGGCTGCTTGCTGCCTGGTTTGGGCCGGGGCCGCCGCTCTGGTTGTTTGACCGGAGTCGGACTTTGACCGGCTTTCCAAGAAGTCGATCTTGTGCGCGATAACCTCGGTCACGTACCGCTTGGCTCCTGTTTGCTTGTCGTCCCAGGACCGGACTTGCAAACTACCAGATACCCGGACGCTTGATCCCTTTTTTAGATACTTTTCGGCGAAGAGAGCCGCGTCCCCAAAAGAAACGCAGTTGTGCCAACCCGTTGAGGCTTTATCGCCAAACCCTTGCTCCACGGCAATACTGAAGTTCACGACCTTTACTCCAGACGGAAGGGAGCGGACTTCAGGGTCTTTTCCCAAGGACCCACCCACCTGGGCATATGCAAAGCTAGTTGACATGAGGAACCTCCACTAACGGGCAGTCCGAAAGCTTCTCAACATACCAAAAGTTTTGGTTTTGGGCATAGCTAGTCACTGCGCTGTCTTCCGCGTCTTCTTTAGCGCCAAAAGGAACGAAGTGGCCTTGTTCCGTGTCCGTTATTCCCCACTGAGGGCCGTCTGATGTCTTTCGGTACTCGACCGGGTACTTCGGTGTTGCTCCGGCGGGTTGAGCGACTTCTGGCTCGGGTTCGGACGGTTCCACTTCTGGGGGCTCTATGTCATGCTCATGCCAGCCCTCGATAAGGTCGAAAACAGCGTTGCAGAAGGCTGGGTCTTCCAACAGTTCTGCGGTCCGGCAGTCGTCGCACACGTCGTCTTCCAGGTCTTCGTCTTCGCCCCCCGGGTCGTCGTAGGTATAGAAGTCAGCTTGGAAGGCTTCGTCGTATTCGGCCACGGCTAGGATTTCCGGACTCTTCGGGACGGAGGCGACCAGAATGTGGCCGTTGGTAAACTCGTAGGTGCTGCCGGTGTCGAGAAACCTGTCAGACTTGATGATAAGGTTCCGGTCACGGAGGGTGGTGATGATGTATTCGGGCATTTCTGTCTCGTTTCTGTCCAGGTAATGGACGGTTAAAACTTTGGGTCCTGTGGGTAAGTGTAGAGAGGCCAAAATCCGCTGGGATGCGGCCTTTGAAAAAGGGGTTTGGTGAACGTGTTGAACCGAACGGTGGTTTCGGAAGGCACTTCGGTCTCAACGGGGTACGTTCCGATAAGGTCTGGGTCAGTCTTGCCTTTTCCAAAACTGCACCCGTCTTTCGCGCTCTCTTTTGTGTTGTGCCAAACGGGGAGCATTTTGTTGTAGACATTGATCCACCGGGTTGTGGTTTTCTTCGGTTTTGACCCGATGGCGTGTCCTTTGTATTCAAACACTCCGAACTTGACGTTGGGGTGGAGTTTGGCCAGGCGCAGACTCTCGTCATAGGCGGAGGCAAAATCCGGATGCTGTTTCGGGCTAGAAGCCGGGCCCTCGTCCGAGACTACGATGAAGTAGGGCTTTTCTTCCCGGAGGATGTTGAGGTTAATAATGGACATAATACTCAGGTCTCCTTGATTCTTTTCACGTTAGAGGATTTGAGTCGTGCGACCTCGCTGAACTTTTCTCCAGGAGCAGGCCGCATGTAGAATACCACATACCCAGGTTCGTCACAACACATTTTCTGAGCGTCGAGCGGGAGCGGGGTTGGGTTGTCTTTCAGAAAAACCTCGTAGTGGGTCATAGAGGGATTTCAATTTCGATGGGTACGGATTTTTGGTAGAAACCGACGGGGGCTCCGAGTATGTTTGTTGGAACTCCGTTCGGGCTCGCCGCCGACCTCGCTCCTTGTTCGGTATCAAAGGTGACAGGGGCCACCGAGACTTTCCTCCCGTCACTGTACACATTCGCCCACCTGGTTACCTTCTTGGTGAGCAGGGACTTACGAACGTCTTTGAGAACTTCGGATAGGCTCGCGGGGCGTGTTAGGGCGTCCCACAAGGCTTGGGTGTGGACCAAGGCATCTTCTATTCCCAGGCGGTACTCAGAGTCGATCATTGGTGTGGTCCTTTCGTTCTCCTTCGAGTTGATGTGGTTGGCATAAAAAGAGGCTTGAGATAGGAGGAGGTCCTTGCTCCGGTCCCCGCTTAGCGTACAGATTGTGCAAAAGGTTATCCAACAGCCAGAGTCGTCTCTTGCGGTAACGACTCCGTTTTCGTGGTTACACTTAGAAAGCGGGCATTGGTGCATTTCCTACCTCTTTCATCAGGTCTTTGAGTGTTCCGTTCTTCTTGGCCTCTTCCATGTTGGCCAGAGCTTTGGTCCAATCCCCGACCGTCATGTTCTTGGAGGGTTGCCCCACCTTGTTTGACAACCAAAGCATGTAGTCCCCCAGGTCCTTGATGCTGGCTCCGGGCTCGGGCAGGGAACGAACTCTAGCAATGAAGTCCAGCTTTTGCTGCCCTTCCGGTATTTTACTATAGTCCGGCGGTTCTGGCAACCCAGCGGCGGCGGCTTCTTCTGAAGTGAAATTGGTTATGCCGTCTACGAACGCCTCGGCTGCCGCCTTATTTGCGGCTTCGTTTACGACAGGAGCCGGTTTTCCCGCGTTCTCGATGTCGGCTTGGGTGATACCCTGATCGACAGGTTGTCCATTAACCGGACTTTCTACGGTCTTCTTGGGGCGACCCTTTCTCTTTGCCGGAGGCGGAATTTCGGAGGCGGGTTTGACGCTCGGGTTGGCCGCAAGGACAGCCGCAGCTTCCTTCTTGACCTGAGAAATTTCCTCGTGGTCTACCTTCATGCCTTCCTCGGCCAACCTCTTTTGAATCTCGGGGTTTTCGAGGAGCTTTTCAAATGCGGGCAGGGCAGCCTCAACAGCTTTAGCAACTTCGACCGTCATGTTCGGCCTTGGCGCTTCGGTTGGCTTGGCTGGCTCCTGGTTCACCTTCGGAACAGGCGGGGGAAGGGGGACGACGGAAGCTGGGGTTACGTTGGTCTGCTTCTCCTCTTCGATTTCGTTTCGTATCTCGTCTGAAATGTACAAGTTAGAGAGTTCTTCGGGAAAAGATTTACGAAGGCTGAGCATCTCAGAACATTTTGCGAGCATCTCGGGCGCTCGACGGCTCCACATTTCGGTTAACTGCGGGCCGTTGGCTGTCTTGTACGTGGAGGCATAAGCGTCAAATCGAGCAACGCTAGTTATTGGGTGGGTGAAGCTCTTACGGTACACAGTGGTCCGCACGGCCCAGGGCTCTCTCGGCAAGGCAGTCTGCCCGGGTACGAGAGGAAGTTGTGGAAGGGGTATCGTGGATTCGATAGAAGGAGCCCCGTTCGCATCGAGATAGATGTAGACTTCTTGGTCCTGCCCCGTGTACTCTCCAGACCGTAAAGCGATCAAACGCGCCGCGTCAATCGTGGTCATAAAGATAATTTTGGTGGTCGAGACCTTGGCCCCCACAGCCTCATCCCACTCCTTGGATTGACGAAGCTGGAAAATGATGTGTTTTCCAGGAATCAATCCGCGAACGCGGCAAAAAGCAAAGCAGACATTGGCCTGCTCTTCTGAAAAACCCTTACAGAACTCCGCTTTCAACGCAGCAAGTTCAACTTCTGTAAATTCTACATGCTGACTCATTGTTTCTCCTTGGGTAAAGCTGTTGTCCAGTTAATGCAACGACCCCCGGGCCATAGCTCGAAGAATTCGTTTCCGACCCAACCATATAGTTTTCTTTCCGACAGAACAACTTGCGTCCAAAACTCAGCAAAGGATACATATCTCCCCGCCCCGTTCGCGTGTTGTTCGAGCCAGTAGGCGGGCACCAAATCCTCCTTTGTCCGGTTAATGGACTAAACAAACATTCCCAGGCTGTCATATTCTGAGAAGACAAGAACCCCGCAACGATGGAGGTCAATCAACTCGGCTTCGGTTGCAACTTCGAGCAGCCCGTCAATGTCTACGCCCAGGTAGATTTCGTCATGCTCTGCCGAGGCAACGATGTCACCCTTCCCAGGTAGGAGCTTGTCCAACAGCAGGAAGGCGTGAAGGTCTGGCCGGAGAGACAGCTTGTTCTCAACCCGGTCGAACTTGAGGAATTCGTCGTTGTGCTCCTCATAGAACTCATGCAAATCGGTTACCATGTTTCCTCCTTGAACTTGATTGCGCGGGCCTGAGCAGGAAGCGTAATCGCATTAGCCCCAAATATCCACTCAAGCAACGTCTGCGATGATCGTCGGCTTTCGCCGTCGCGCAAACTTAAACTCTGTGGTGTGGTTTTACCCACCCGTTGCTCTACAGCCGCGAACGCGGGACCGAAGGCCGGGCCAGCAAGAGAAACCAATCACCACAAATTCATTATACCACACTTCTTCCTCCGCGCAACATCTTTTTTACGCTTCCAGGAGGAGAGTGTCTTTTCCTTCCAGCCGGGCGACGGCTTGTTCGACCGAGCCCTTGATGGTGATGGACAAAGCGGGGTTGGCGTCGATAATGACCGCCGAGGTTCCAATTAGGGGGGTCGGGAGCACGAGGGCCACGTGGTCCACGTTTACATACCCCGTTTTTCCGTCCTGCTCGACTTTAACAAATCTGGTCATGCTTCCTCCAATTTGATTCCGGACGCGTCGTATAGCCGATCCGCGTATTCTTTGTTTTGGGCGAGGACAGCCAGCGCCCCCTCTCTTGATGCTTTGTCAGCAGATTCCTTGTCGAGGTAAAACCCGCCGTACAGGGTGTGCGTCCAATAGTTTTTCCGATAAACAGCGGTAGCCTTGTCCAGATCAACCACAGCCTCGTACTCGTCGGCCAACCCCGTCTGTAGGTTCTTGGTCCAGATTTTCATGCTGCTTTCCTTTCTTGTTGAGTATTTCCAAGGTGAAAGTGCGTGGGGTGAAACGCGCACTGGTAGGGTTGGAGACCGAGGATGAGCGTGTTCTTTCGCAGGCTTCCCCGGTACAGGGCCCGTACAGCTTCTCCGTGGGAGGAGTAGGCGGGCTTGTCGAGACAGTGGTGAATTGCTCCGTATGTGGTCATTTTGCCCTCTTCCTCGATAATACACGGTCACAGTGAATATCTTGGCACTCTCTGATTGTTAAAGCCTCTTTGTTTGCGAAGATGTTCAGGACCTCCCTGTGCCATTTGGCATTGGAGCCGTAGGTGCTCCGATGCTCGCCGAACTGTCCGCAAGCCTCTCGGTACTTATGTACCCAACACCGGGCGTCGTGCGCATTAGCTCCTGTTATGGCTTTCTCGACACGAACAAGGAGGCCCGGGTCCCAAAATTGTTCGGCCTCCTCCGTCATCTGTTTTCTGGTTTTCCCCTCGGGAATCATTTTGCCCCCATGAGTTTGGCGCACTCGTAGAAAAGCCCGGTCGCCGCCCCGTAGGCCGTACCATCGGCGAAGCCCAAGCCATCCAAACCCCGTAGGCACTTGGACAAAGCGTCAGCCCTCGGCCCGACCGAATTCTTGAGTAGTTCCTGCCGGAAAAAAGCGGACGTGATTGCAATAAGTCCCCGGCTGTCGGCGGTCTTAATTTGTTTCAGAGCCTCGGCGGCAGTTGTCCATTTCCCGGACAAAACAGCGGAGGCTACGTCCTTGTACAGAGGCTCGTGCTCGGCCCCGTGAATGGCTTGGTCCAAAGGGACGCCCGCCAGGTACTGATCCAAGACGCCCAGGATTTCACGCGGGAACCGGATGCCTTGTTTTGCTAAGAAGTCCGCAATTTCCGCTTGCTTCCCGGACAAGGCAAGGGGGGTTAAAACTCGGCGGACAAGCTCGTTGATTTCTGAGACCCCGAGGGGTTTCAAATCAAACGTAGCCGCTGCCGCCCTACTCTTGATCGCGGGGCTTACTTTGTCCGGCCTGTCCGTGGTGATGATCCAGACCGCCGGAGTTTTCTCCATTGGGTCTTTCAGAGCATCCTGGGCGCTGGTCGTCATCTGGTGGAATTCATTCAGAATGAAGACCCGGCGTCGTCCATTAAATGGACAACTTGCAGCGATCTCTGTGAGTTCTCGGGCGTCGTCCACCCCGTTCTTGTCCGACCCATTGATTTCGTGGATACTCCCGTCTTCCCCCGCTACAGCGTGGGCGACAATTTCGGCCAACGTGGTTTTACCGCACCCCGGAGGTCCGGAGAACAGGAAGACGTTGGGGAAGCTGTCCTTGTCTATAAAGGACTGCAAGGCGCGTTTTGTCGCGTCGTTGCCCAAAACGTCTCCGAGTTTTTCGGGCCGCATCGTGAGAGCCAGATTACTCATTTTTCCTTCTTCCCGTCTTGGTATCCCCAACTGTAGACAACAGACAACAATACGAGGAGCCATACAGCGGCCCCAAACCCGCTCAGAACAATCTGTCCATCACTCATCTACCACACTCCATTTGTCGGACAACAGGTCTGAGACGTGAAGCCGGGCGTATTGTTTGGACCCGGAGTAAACCAAGAACCCGTCTTGGTCGAGTGCGAGGAGGAGCCCGTCTTCGTCGAGGAGATTTTCCATCTCGTCGGCCTCCATCAACTTGTTTGCCGCTTCGATGATGTTCATTCAACTACCTCATCTTCGTCTTCCCCAAAAAGCTGTTGATACGGAACGGGTCGTTGGCAGTACCCATACCTTTTCTGGTGGTCTGTCAACTGCTCTTCATAGTCAAATTCTTGGCCGCACGAGGGACAGAAAATCTCTTCCTCAGCCATTGGTTTCCTCCTCGGGTTTGATTTCAACGGGGGTGCTGGGCAAGTGGGAGAAGTGTTCCGGATCAACTTGGGGGTCTACTTCCCGCAGGAGGCCCGTAAGCACACTCGCCCACCGCTTTTCTGTTGTGTCTCCGATGGTCGAATCTCCGTGACCATCAATTACTTCGATCCCCCGCAGGTCTACACTATCTACCATTCGAGCAATGACAGCCCCCAGGGAATCCAAGGGTATACGAAATCCGCGCTGGTAGAACTTGAGGACCCGGAGCATGGAGCCGCCAGCATCTTCATTTCGGTCCGGCGAACGATACACCAATCGCTTGGCAGCCAGGTCCGAGTAGAACTCGTCGTCGATCAGACTTGTCCATTTCCCGGACTCGAACCAAATTGCAGCACAAGCGATGGTGAAGTCGAAGGACTCCAACAGGTAAGCCGGGGTTGGAAAAGACCAACGGTGAATGTACTGAACGAAGTGCCGGGGAGACAGCTTGACGGACAGGGCGTTGCCCGTTTCATAAGTCTTCTTCTTTGCCTCTTTGGCCAAGGCCGCAGCAAACTCCTTTGCATCCTCGGGCGTTTGAGTGAACAGGTCCAGGTCGTTCGGCTTTTCTCCCGAGACCGTGGATCGGATGTAGCCCCCACCCAAGACTAGGCGCGGTCCCTGCTCGATCATTTGGTTGCGGAGCCGGACGGGCAGCAAACGTACCGCCCAATTCAGATCGTGTGGATTCAGTTCTCGCACTCTTCGTCCTCCTTGTCGCTCGGGAACTTTACTTCCCGGTATTCAGTATAACACACGGGGCACAGCCAGAGTCCTTCTGGTGTGGATTGAAACTCGTCTTCCTCGTCCCCGCATCCGTCGCAGGTGTCTATCTCCGGGATGTCGTCGGGCGAAAGTAGCTGATAGTATTCAAGCTCGGACTCCCCTTTGTACTGCCGTTGGTTGGGGATACTCATAAACCTCCTTTGTCCATTAAACGGACAACTGTTTCAGCCACCATTGTTTGGCCTTCTTCTGAATGGCACCCATGACTTCGTTGTTGGGAAGGCCGCTGGCCGCGATTGTGTCGGCTTCCTCTTTGCTCACATCTTGGCCGACAAGTTTGAGAAAAGCGCCCGTGCTCTTGATGTCGAGTTCTCCTCCCTGTTCTTTCAGAGCGTCGAGTCTCTTTTCCAGCCGGTGCTCGGTTAGGACAGATTCGACTAGCTCGTTGATCGAAGCTAACTTTTCCACATCGACGGCAGCCAGAGTTTTGACCTTGGTCTCGGAGTGCTTTTCTCCCTTGACTTTGAAAGCCAGGTCTCGGGTGTTAAAGGTCGGGTGCGAGTCCGGCCACCAGACGATACCTTCCCCCACTCCGGAGACTCCGAGAGCTTTGCCAACCGGGCATTCGTCCTCGACGGCTTGGGTCAATTCAACGAGTCGGTTTTGCGCCTCCTCCGGTTTGGAAAAGTCGATGTCAATTTCCCACGTCGGAAATTCGTAGATGCACTTGAGCTTTCGGTTGCAATAAAAATCAATGGCGGTCGAGCCCACCCAATAACTTCGCTCGGGCTGTGTCTCGTGCAGAACCCGAACGGCGAAGGGGATGAACTGCTTCGGAACCTGAGAAATAGCCACACCTTTTTGGATTCCTTGGCCGCACCACTCTCCGTAGAGCACGATTCCGGACTTGTCAAGGTGTGAGAACAGGTTTTTGTTGACTTCGACCCACGCAGCGAACCCGGCATTGTCTGTTTTTCCAGGGGAAATGACTTGGGTTCGGGATTGGCAGTAGAAACCGCCACTTTCCGGGAAGACAATGGAGGAGTTGGTGCCGTGTAGCTTGACGGACCCAACAAAGGTCAGAACAGGCAGAGGAATTCCGTCGTGCTCGGCCCGCTCTCTCACGAGCTTGATCGTGTTTCGGAACTGCTGAATATCAGGAAACGGAATGTGTGTGGGCATCACCCCTCCAAAGCCTTTTTGTCTTTTGCGTCAATGTTTTGCAGGTACTCCTGAGAAGCCCCCGCCATCTTCAAGAATTCAAGCTCGTACTTCTTTTTCGCCAAAAGTCGGCGTATGAGTTTCTTGATCCGTTTTCCCTGCTGTACTATTACCTTGTGCTGTCCTTCAATAATTTCTAAATCGGTCATGGTTTTCATGCTGGTTTCAGGGGTCCTCCACCCGAGGGTCGTGCAAGAACAGAGAGGAAGAACCCGAAGGCGAGACCGAACAGCACCAGGGCGATCAAATAGACTTTGGGGTCTCCCAGATAAGTTCCGGCAATCTCGAAAACCCACCCAAAGGCAAGGCAAGTCCACGCCCAGGTTTCCAGTTCTCTGTTGCTCATAGTTCCTCCCGTTCGCGTTCGTCTTCGTAGCGGTCAATCGCGTCCCAGATTTCCGCCCGTTTCATGTGCTCGTTTACGCTTGGGCGCGGGTCTGATGGTTCTGAGTGGAAAGCGATCTCGATGATTTCGTCTACAAGGTCTTCGAGGTACACGGCTCCTCCTGATTAAGCGTCCAACATGATGTGGACGTGGTTGTCTCGGTCCCGGCCTTCACGCGGTACTCGTTCGGAGTAGCCTTCGTGCTGGCGGCGTATTTGCCAACCCTCGGTTGTTCCGCAAGGATATTCCCCTTCGGCGAAGGCTATGACCTGGTCGTCGGTGTAGTCCTCGGGTACGCAGACTTGCATATCCAAGAAACCGAATTGTGTTACTTCTGCGGCCATTCCGCCTCCTTTGTCCATTATCCGGACGGGTTAGTTGGGTAGCTCTCGTTTTGGGTCAAGCTGAAAAATGTGAAACACCAGCGCCCCCTCATACAACAGCACGGTGCCAATGAAAGACCACTTTTCGGGCTCCTCAATCGGGTGTCCGGTTCCCGCGATCCGGAAGGTTTTGTGCAAGCTCGGCATGATGGTGTCTACCAAAACCCAAACACATACTTGCTCCTTTTGGGCCCCAACGGATAAAACTTCCGCGAAGGCTGGCATTGAAATTCGGACCTCGTCCTCAACAGGCAAAACGTACTTGTAGATCGTTTTCATTGGTTTCTCCTAGCAAAATCAGTATACCACAGAATCGTTGAGTGTCAACAAGATTCTTTGGGAAATTTTTCAAGCCGACGTTTTTCTTGCCCTGCTTTACGTTTGTTTTGGTCCCATCTTCGCCGATTTTCTGCGACGAAACTCGACGGCGGTGGGGAGGGGAGTTCCGCAAAGGTTGCCTTTTCCAGATTCAGATGTTCGTACACCCTTTTGATGGTTGCCAAAAATTCTTGTTGATCGGATGCGTGTTTAGCTAAATTACAGATTTTACAGGAAGATACTACGTTGCCGGGGGCGTAGCCCTGGCTATTGTCGATGCGGTCTATGCCGCTGTATTTGAAAATGTATTGGTTTCTTGTCTTTAAGGTGTTGCTGGGCGGAATTCCACAGTAGTAGCAATTTGAAGTCAAAAGGGTTGTGGCTAATTCTCGGTCCAATTCCCAAGAGCGCCCGCCCTCTTCTGCTTGTCTGCGGTACGTACCAATAATTTTCGTTATGGGAGCGTACAAGGGATTATCATAACCCCGGGTACAGCCGCAGCTTGTCGAATCTCCGATAATCAAACTTGCCAGACGAACATCTTTTTCGACCCCGCAGTCACAAACACATTTCGCCCATTTATCTCGAAGAAAACGAATTGGGGGCCGTTTTGTTGGCTCTTCTCGCGGACGCCAGGACACATCTTTGACTGTCCATTTTCCAAACCTCTCCCCAATCAGCTTGCGTCGAGAGGTACACACGCAGTCCTCAATCTTCTCGTGTTTTAGGGAGGACGCACGTATCGGACGAAAGGTTTCTCCGCACGAGCAAGAGCACATCCAGAATGTGCCCCATTTTACTCCTTCAGGGGGAGGGCAGCGGCACAGAACAGTCCAATCACCAAACCGCATCCCAACCAAATCTTGCGCTTTTCCTGTGTCCATGTTCTTTCTTTTTAGTCCTTTCTGTATTCTTTTGCTTTGTATCCCGCCGCTCTCAGAGGAATTCCGTCCGGCATCCAGTCTGGTTTCCTGGTCATGCGCTCGCAGAGTTTTTCAACCGTAAGATCAGAGTTTTCAGGAACCAGAGCGATAATTTCGTCATAGGTTGTGCCAATAATCTCAAATCCGGCTTTGTGTGCCTCGTGCATCCCGTTGAAAAGGATGTCTCTCGCCCAAGCCTGATCCGCATTTTCAAAGAGCTTGCCTCCGTGGGTCGGAACCCGCCCCCAATGCGTGGAGTTTTGTTCCTTGCCGTAGTAGGAGATTTTCTCCCCTTTCAGCGTCTTCCCCTGCCAGACATATTCCTCTTCTTCCAGAGTCGGGTCAATGTAGTGGATGCTGCGCCCCGCTGGAAGCTTTAGCTCCAAAACTTTGGTTCCATGACAAAGAAAAGAGAGAATGGGCTTCTCATAAATTTTGCGGCCCTTCTCCGTAAACCACTCTCGTTCTCGCTCGGTGGCTGGAATCCCGACTCCGACAAGCTGGCCCGGGTTCTTGATTGCCCGGCGTGCCGCCCGTTCCAAGTCCTTCCATGTTTGGGGAATCTCGGGGTAGACAGATCGGAATACTTGTATGGCTTTGGTGGCCTCTTCCTGCGTCATTTCAACATTCATGGCCCGGGCGTAGCCCATCAAACCTTCCCAAGTCTTTTCCCCGGTGGCCTGGTCTACCACTTCTTTGCCGGGGCCCAGGCCGAAGCCCGACCCGAGGGTGGCGGGTTTGCACATGGTCCGCTTGGCTTTGTTCCCCCGGCCTTCGTCATATTCCGCAGCAAGTTCGGAGTATGGCTGTTTGTAGAAGTGGACGGCAAAGTCGAGGTAGGGGTCTCGATCCTCGCGGAAGACACGGAGCACAGAATCGCTTCTTGAAATAAATCCGGCTCCGACGTTCTCAATGGCGCTCAAATCCGCGACGACCAGTTGTTGCCCGGGGGGCGCACAGAACGAGGCGCGGACGGTGGACCCGACCACATCCAAAGGCTTCTCAAACTCGCGCCGCACTTCTTCGTAGTCCATTTTCCGGACTAGAGACAGAGCCAAAGGCATACGGGCCACCACTTCTTTTGTGGGCCGAGGAAGGTTTCCCATATTTACCCCGTGTGCTGCCTCCCTCCCGGTCCTCGCCGCCCCCATGAAGGTGTACTGGTGTCGAAGCCGTCCGTCGGGGCTCACCATGTCGGCAATGTTGGTGTACTTTCTGATGGATGATTTTGACGTTTGGGCCCGAAGGATCAAAACCTCTCGGGCCTCCCCTGTCAGAGCGCACTCCCCTTTCATCGCCCGGGCAACAAAGTTTTTGTCCACGGAAGAGAAGGCATACCCGCGATCTTGCAGCCAAGGCAACAATTGCTGGACAGAATTGGCGTTGGCCAGTTCCGTTATTTCGTACAGTCTTTTGTTGAGCCGGACCATCTCTTTTTCAACGATAAACCGAGCGCCCCTCACTAGGTCCATATCGACTGGCCAGCCGGAGGAGTTCACCTGCTGCTCTAAAAACCAGTTCTCCCATTCTCGGTCGGGTACGGGAAACTTTTTGAGCTTCTTAGTGGCGATGGTTCTCTCTGCTTCTACGTCTCGAACTCCGTATCGGCAGAACCACTCCCAATCCTCCGGGTCCGTGCGCCAATCTCGGTATGAGGCCGCGCTGAGGCCAAACAGTGTCTCCTCGCCCCCCGGTTTTTCGGGGGAACAGAACTTCTTTACGAGGCGGTCTCCTTCTTTAATTTTTGCTTCGGATTCTTTGAGCCCTAAAATTCTCCCCGCCGCATCCAAACCGCCGGGAAGAGACAAATACCGGGCCCGCACCATAGAACAACGCCACTCGGAGAGCGGTTTCACTATGCCGAAGAATCGACGAGCCGCGTTCAACTCAAACTGGGCCCCCCACGCGTTGGCGATCACGAAAGGATCATCAAGAGCTTCAATAAGCTCCTTGGGGGGTTTTGGGTCCAGATGCGGCTGCCACAGATGCACACGTCCCTCGTCTATGGCGTGCTGGCTCATAATAAGTTCGGTGCTTGGGTCGTCAAAATAGTTAGCGAGGCCCACCTGATCTAGGTCGGCCTCGCTTCGCGTTTCCACGTCCCAATGTAGCTCGGTCATTCTCTACTTTCGTCCATTACCTGGACACAACACAAGTTTCTGCTTGGGGCGGCGTGTGCGCCTGGTGATAGAACTCCGCCCCGAAGACGAGGATCACGAACAGAGCTAAAGCGATGTTGAGCTTCATCTATACTCCCACATATCTGACAGCTTTGCAACAGACACGGCCAGCGTGGCGTGTATGTCTTCAAAACCTCCACCCTCTCGAATTCGTACCACACACTCCGGCGGCATATTGTCAACCACAATCTCGATATTTTCTTCGAGGAGGGCGAGTTCTTCGATGAGCGAAACGCACCACTCTATCGGCTTGGTAGAGGGCTCGCCGGGGTGCGCGAGAAATTCTAGGCACTGACTATGTACGTCGCTCCACTTCCTCGGTATCTTGCTCATTTCTCCTCCAATCCTTCTGAAATCCCCCACCCCACTAAGCAGAACACAGCCCACGCGGGTAGGAATACGTTGGCCCCGAGCAGAATACACAGCCCGAAGGCTAGAAAGGCCGCAACGGGCACGACCAGGAACCAAAACTGTTGGCGCTTGATCTTCTTCCGCTGTTCTTCGTCAGGCCGGGGATCGGGGCGAAAAGTCCGGAGAGTGCTTACGTCTACGGATGTTGGGAAATTGTTGGTCATGCGGCCTCCCCGAGATCGAGAAGCGTTCTGCTGAGGTTTCGTTTAGCGGAGCGCGGACTATCAAGTTCAAGGTCGCGGATCGCCTCTTGCGCCGCTATGACTAGTTTCTCATAGTCCGGATAATGGACAAACCCTCCGTCATCGGTAGCTACCATTCGGCAATGACAATCAGCATTGTAATCGTAGTGCAGTTCAAACCGTGTTGCCATTTCCCCTCCTCAGTGTCCGCGAAACATGGTTGTGTATTCGGCGTAGTTTTTTGCGTCCAGGTCGAACCGTTCTTGAATCGTTCCCGGACGTTTGTCTGAGAACACGTAAAAGGCTCTCATACGGCGCACGGCCTTGTCCAAGGCTGCCGCCTGGTTGGTGACGGCGGTGACCAAGGTCTCGGGATCATAGTCCATTAGTCGGACCCCCTTCCGGCGCTGGCGGATTGATGGGACGGAAGTGTGAAGCGACGTTATTAAATCCGCCTTCATCCCAATGCAGAAGAAATTCACCATGCAGTCGGAAAAACTCTTGCGCTCTCATAGCGTACTTCAACTCAGCCATTGCGGGCCTCGCTTTCCGCTTCAATCTCTTGCAATCCTCTTATGCACATTTCCATGTCTCCCGTGCTGACCCATCTCATCAGCCATTCACGCCTGCGCTCCTCCGGCGTCTTCGGCGTCTTCGGCGCGGGCTGGAGACGGTCGAGTACACCATGAATCAGCCTATATTTCTCGGCTGCATACTGGTGAAATTCATTTCGCAATACGTAATCGAGTGCCGCCTCAACTTGCTCCCGCGTGTAGCTGGCAGGGCGCTGGGCGAGTAGTGCATCGCTGGAAATTTGAAGAGCCGCTTCCATACCGGCAACCATATTAGAAGGATATGAGTAGGGCGTTCCGCTTGCTGCAAAGTACGCATTCATCATGCGCGAAACTAATTGCATTTTGCGCTCGTACTCCTCATCGCTCAGCGCCCCATTCGCGCGCGCGCGCTCATTTGCCATGATGCTCCTCCAAATTCAATGTACCACACGTTCCTGGTTTTTGTCAACCCCAGACTTTCGCAGCGGCGAAGGCTTCTTCTTTGGAGCACTCGCGGCAGCGTTGGGATTTCAGGAAACAACCGATTCCGTTTGCCAAGTGAACTACGTTGGCGTAGATTTCCTGGTCATGGGGCACAAAGCTCCGAGAAGACAGAGCTAGAACTCCCATACCCTCTTCTGTGATTGCGAATTTTCCTTCTTCCAAGTCTCCGATTTTCATACGATCCCTTCTGTCCATTACCCGGACTTTTCCATTATACCACGAATTCGTTCCTGCTGCTTGTCTGTGGAAGCCGCGTAAAACTTCTCAACCGTCTGATGCGTGTCCCCAAGCAAAGAGGCTACGTCAAATAGTGTGGCCCCTCCGCCGAGCAGTTCCGCCGCCAGGTAGTGTCTAAAGCGATGGGGGTGTGTGTTTGGAACTCCGGCTTTCGCCCCCAACTCTCGCATGGTTTTGTACAGCTTTGCCCTGGTTGCGCCGGGGATGATCCGGTCGTCCATTATAAACCCGGCCCCCTCCATCTCCCAAACCAAGCGATCAAGGAGTTCGAGAGAGAGCGGAATTTTTACCCACTTCCCTCTTTTTCCTGTTTTCCAGTTGATGACTTTGTTGTTGAAGTCCACCGCTCTCCAAGTCAAAGCAGCAACATCCCCGCCCCGCAACCCAGTCCAGCGGAAGATCAAGAAAACCAGGCGGTCCAATCCGGTAGCGGCTTTGGACAAGCGGGTGATCTCCTCCGGCGTGAACGGGTCTACTCCTTTCGGAGCCTCCACGGGGGAGAGCTTGTGCCGCAGCGGGCTGGTTTTGAGGAGCCCCTCCTCGACCGCCAGGTTGAAGATGGAGGACAGCGCGGTTGCGTCTGTCACAAGACCACGCCCGGACCCGCCTCTGGCCAAGGTAGCTTCTTTCCTCCAAATCAAATACCGTTCGACCACAGCGGGTGTAATTTCGTCCATTTTTCGGACACGCAGTTCTGCCATGCGGGAGAAGAACCTGTCTGCTGCCCAAAGGTACAAGTTCCGGCTGGAGTCCGCTATTTCCCCGAGTCTTACTCTGCGATCAAGGAACTCCTGGAAGACCTTCTCAAATTCGGCCATGTTCGGTTGCGCCGTAAGGCCGCGCCCCGAGGATAAAATTGCGAAAGATTTGGGGGGCAGGACAGTCTTCAAGACCCCCCACTCTTCTGCCTTGGGGCCTCCAGCAAGGGCGCACTCGACTTGCCGCGCAAGAGTCCTAGCGGCTTGGGGGAGTCTTGTTCCGAGTGCAAAGCGAATCCTCCGCCCCCCGGATGTGAGGTCCAGGTGGTAAGAGGCTCCGCGTTTGATTAAGTTGTACATGAGTTTCCTTTGTTTTTAGCGGACAAGGTTATACCGACCACGACCGCGACCCCGACCCCGACCCCGACCCCGACCCCGACCCCGACCCCGACCACGACCACGACCGCGACCCCGACCCCGACCACGACCGCGACCCCGACCACGACCGCGACCCCGACCACGACCGCGACCACGACCGCGACCCCGACCACGACCACGACCGCGACCCCGACCACGACCGCGACCCCGACCACGACCGCGACCACGACCTATATTTCTGTTTACAAGCCCTCATGCCCGGCCTACTTTCCGAGACCGAAAGACTCGATAGCCGCCGTCTGGACATACCAGGTGCTATTCGGCAAAGGCTGGGCGTCTTTGTAGCCCTTCTCGCTGGACGGCCCGGTTTCGTACACGATCTTTGCCCCCTCCAGCTTAACAAACTTGTCGTTGACCCCGACGAGCTTGCCAGTGTAGAAGTAGTTCATGCCGTAGATCAGAACGTTTTCGTTGAGCAAGGCTTCGAGGCCCTCGCCTTCTACTTCGGTGACTGTTACAACTTGTTTCATACTCCCTCTTTTCTTGTCCGGTTAATGGACAGGTTGGTTATTTCGCCAGCTTGCGCTTTGCTTTCCTTTGCGGCTTGTACGTGTTCTGGTACGGACGACGCGGGAGTCCTAAAACAGGAGAGTACACTTCGTCCCCGTCCGGCTGTCCTGTCATGGTCCTTGTGAACAGCCGGGGTTCTCTGTCAACGGCAGCGAAGGTTTCACGGACCATTTCTCCGTAACTCCGGCCACTCGCTTGTTGAACTGCTGCTCTTTCGTTTTCTGCGCTCATTCTTGGTTCTCCTTGTTTGGTTGTCCATTATCTGGACTGTTGTGCCGTGCGTAGTTCTTCCAACAGGCCGCGTCTTTCTTCCTCGACCCTGTTCCTGTCGATGTCGAAGAACTCAGCCAGCAGACTCTCGACGGATGGCCGGGCCGGGGTCAGTTCATCCTGGCGCAGTCCGCAGTCTCGGTAATCTTCCTCGTCATAGCAGCTTTCCAAGTGTTCGTGATGCCGTCCGAAGACGATCTCCTTCTCGGATTGCAGCCACTCCAGGAACTCTCCAATCTTCTGAGACTGTGGAGCGACGGCTACGAGTTTGTCACATTCGGGTCTTGGTTTCTCAGGCATCTTGTCTCCTTGTCCATTACCTGGACGGTCCGCAGGTTCCTGTTTCCGGGTCCCACGGGGGTAGGCTGTACATTTCGTGAATAGCGACTGTGGCGGACGACACGTTGAACCGGGACTGAGTGAAGCACAGTCCGTGCCGCTCTTCCACCACGTTCTCGATCTTTCCCAAGATCAACTGTTGGAGCCAACGGGGGAATGGTTTGCCATCCGGCGGGTCCGAGGTTTCAATCACAATGACGTGTTTCATTTCTTCCCCTTCTTGGCCTTCTTCTCTTCCCTGGCTTTGGCCACGGATTTCATCACAGCCAGATTATACACACTGGCGGGGCTTACGTCAAACCCGGTCCGCATTCCGGCGAGGCGCACATTGATCCCGTATGGCGTCAGTTGGAACACGATTTCTCGGAGCTTGCCCCGTTCTCTAACGCAATCGCTGAACTTGACAATACAACGTGTTTTCCTCGTGGCCAGGTCGGTCATAGCTCCCCTTCGTACGCGTTGATTTGGGCAAGAATGGTCATTTGCCGGATCGCCTCCAGTTGCTCGAAGCGTCCGTCCCGCCTTCCCATGTCGTGAATGCACTCCAATCCAAAAGCCACGTCGGACAGGAAGCAGTCGCGGTTGAACTGGTTGGGGAACTTAGCCCCGGCGTTGTCCATTACCCGGACAATTTCCGCCAATCCTGATGCGGCTGCTTTGCCCAATAGTAAAGGCTTCCGATACGCCGTAAGGCCGGTGTCCGTGGGTTTGTGGTTGGCCTGGTACGTTTTCACGGCCAGTTCTCTGCGAAGTTCAAGTGTGTCGGTCATTTCATCCCCCATTTGACCGCCAGGATAATCAGCACCCAACATAGCAGTCCCAAGGGCAGGGCGAACATCAATCCCCGGAAGCAGCTAAGGTCATCGTTGGTGTTGGTGGTCATACAGCCTCCGTCTTCCCCATCTCCAAAGAGAGGTACTGCAAGGCGTGTGTTTGTCCGCAGAAGTGGTGCGCCGTAAGGTCTGAGAGCAAGCCCGCGACCACGGCATCTTCCCACTTCCAGAGTTCGGTGTGGTCGTCCATTACCCGGACAACGAACCAGTGGTTCGATTCAGTATGGACCTGGCCGCAGCCTGGGGTATCGCACGTTGGGGTTGAGAGTATCAAGCGTTATCCTCTTTCTTTCTTGATGGTGGCTAAACAGCAAGCCAATACAGACAGCCCCCACATACAGATGGTCGTCCCCCGGTAAGGATCGGTCCTTCTCTGTTTAGCTCGATTGCGATAGCACTTGCGCCGAAACCATGCCATTGTTATGCCTCCCCTGCTTTCGTCCGCGCTGTGGAAATCGGACTGCCGCATTAACGGGGGCTGGTTTGCTCCCCGCCCATCTGCGTTGATGTTACTTGAGAAACTGGCCGCAAGCACATTGTAACTCGCTCCCCTTCGTTGTGCTATGGCCGTGTTCCACGCGGAAGGTTTTGAGTTCGTTGTTGACCAGGGCTGTGGTCACGTAGGTTGCCTCAATATCGACAACCCGGCTGCAATTCGGACAAACCAAACGCTTCATCTCTCCTCTTTCTCGTCCGGGTAATGGACGGTTTACTTGTACTTCTCCAACTCCGCCTTCGTGATCGAAAACAGAATAGCAGCTTTCGGCCCGCCGTGTAGTCTCCAGGTCGTGCCGTCAAAAGAGGGCACGAGTCCTTGGTTCCACAACGTCACCAAAGGCTGATACGGGTATTTGCCCTTTGGGTGTTTGACGTATTTCCAAACGGGGATACGGAAGAAGCTGCCTGTATAGGCCCAAACCGAGTCCCGAACCGAGGCCCAAACCGAGTCCCCAACCGAGTCCCCAACCGAGGCCCAAACCGAGGCCCAAACCGAGTCCCAAACCGAGGCCCAAACCGAGTCCCGAACCGAGGCCCCAACCGAGTCCCCAACCGAGGCCCAAACCGAGTCCCAAACCGAGGCCCAAACCGAGTCCCGAACCGAGGCCCGAACCGAGGCCCACTTTTTGAGGAGCAGAATGTGCTTTCTCTCAATCGAGGGAGGAGCTTTCTCAAACGGATGTACTACAGGATGCCGGTTGATAAACTTCTCCAACTGCTTAAGCCACTTTTTATGGGCGGCTAGGCACAATTCTTTCTCAGCCAACCCGCACCACTTCGGGACTGGCGACTCGTCAACACGGTACACCCATTCATCGGGGTTCAGGTAGTTCCTGTTCTTTGGGGTGATTTCGATCTTGGCAAACTCACCCAAAACTTCATCCTTGTATCCGCCGAGCCGCGCAAGATCGGAGTGAGAGTCCACACCGAGCTTCCACGTTACCTTTCCGGCAGGGTCAACGACACACGAAAATGCTTGACACATCTTTCCTCCTCGATTTTCCGTCCATTACCCGGACGGTCTACTGCTCGTTGCTCCGCCACCGATCTTGGTCGTCCCGCCTGAATCTCCGGGCGACCGCTTCGTCTTCCCGCTTGTTCCTGGCCGCGACCACTTCTTCCCAGGTCGGGCCTAAACTCCCTTGCTTGACTATCATGCCGTGCCTTTCTCGGTCGTGTGGAGAATGGTGTCGCGGAGGTGCGCGATCTTGTCCTTTGCCTCGGTGATCTGTTCCTTGACCGCCTCAATACATTGGGCGATCAGCGGGTCCGGTGTGCCGACCGAGTTGGCTTTCGTGTAGCCCTTGAGTCGGAATTCGGCAGACTCCAGATCGGCGGTGTGTCGTGCAATAGCTTGCTCTTTCAAAGCTATCGCCTTCCGGCGCTTCTCTATCTTCGTCTGTGGCATTGGTTTCCTTTCTGATTAGAGCATCTTGCGCTCTCCTGGCCGCTCCCGGCCCGCTTAAAGTCTAGGCTTCTCAGTTCCTAGCTTTGCTTGCGACTTCGGAGCGGCCAGGGCAGAGCAAGGTCTGCCGGTTGGTTACTCGTCTTCAAACTCGATATGCTCGTCGTCGTCGAGAGCGAAGCCGAGATCGGAGTTCACGGAGGCCATCCGCAGGATTTTGCCGTTGCTCTTGAATCTGAGCAGCAACCCGCAATCAACCCCCTCCCCTTCTTCGTCTACGGCATAAAGGTTGATTTCGCCGTCGCCGCCGTCTTCCAGCTTGAGGCGCACAACGGGGTCTTTCTTGGTCGGGTTCTCGTATACTTGAAGTTTCATTTGATTCTCGTTTCTGTCCATTACCTGGACGGGTTAGCGGTTACTGCTTTGCGCGAATTTCATCCTGCATCGTGCCGGACAATTCGGGCGTGGGCTCGGACAAATACTGCTTGGCAACCCGGAGCCTGGTTTCCAGGTTTTGCCGGGTCGTCTCGTCCACGGTCTGTGTGAGTTGGAGGGTGACGTTCTCGATCTCCTCCTGGTAGAACTTCGTGCTGTTGGGCTTGCCGGTCATTTGAATCTCGTTTCTGTCCGGTTAATGGACGGGTTGGGGGCCGAAGCCGGTTTACTTGCGCCGTGCGCGGACACAGAGGGGAAGTTGCCGCCAATGTTTTACGCCGTAAGGCTCTTCTGCGTCGTAGTAAAAACCATTGAAGCGTATGCAGATGTGCGCCCAATCATCCCCAAGAGCAATTGCCAGAGCGCCAGGAATACGAGCTACAATTTCGTCGGCGAACTCGTCGCAGCGTCCGCAGTTTATGTCCCACGGATGCTGATGGAACTTGCGGACCACCTTTCTGATCTCGTCCGCCATTCTTTCACGAGGAGGTTTCATGTTTCCCTTTCGCCAGAAGGTCTACAGCCAGAGCAGCACTGCGACCGCTAAAATCATAATAGCGCACCCGGCCCTGCTTGTCAAGTCCGCCTGTGGAAAACTCCAGCGGGGCATCAGGACCAGGGTCAGCCGGTCGTGCTGAAAAGCGGAGTCCACCAGGTCGTCTTCGCCAAGCCATGCTGCTTGTTGGACGGTCATTGGTTCACCATCGCTTCTGCCTGTTCCCAAGTCAAGTGAACTTCTTCATCGAGAGCCAGGTCTTCGTCGTTGTCCCACGTAGCCGCAGGATTGGCTTTCAAGGCATACGCCTTGTGCTCGTCGTCAATGAACGTAATTCGGCGCAACCCGTCGATGGCTACTCCCATCCTCGGCTCAAAGTCGCGGTAAGGTTCCTCCTCTTGCGCGAGTACCCAACGATCTGTCACTTGTGTCCTTCTTTCCGCCCGCAAACACACCGGGCGCTTACACACGCTGAATGTTTCCCCGCGAGACAAGCCGTACACGTCCACTCTGGTTTTGCCGTGAGGGGTTTAGCCTTGCCCCTTAAAAAGCTGGACAAGGAGTGCGCGGCATCCGCCAGGGAGTGAACAGATCGGCGGCTTAGTCTGGCCGGGGGTGAACTGAGGGCGCGGACTAGCAAGGAATTGCCCTCCAGTTTCCGCAAAGGAAGGAGCCGTCGCCGAGGTCTCGAATAGGCCAGTCGTGACTTTTCGTCTCGAAAATACCCATCGTGTACAAGGCGAACGCTTCCTTCGCGGCCTCTCGTGCGGGGAGTGCGAAGTAATGCACTTGCCCCGGAAAATACGGATTGACCACTTTGCTGCACTCCATTTCAAACCTCTCTCACCATTAGCCGTCCATTACCCGGACGTCGCCCACTCCCTGCCCACGTGGAGGCTGGTTGATTAGGGAGCATCCCAGGTTCCGCTGGGCCGGGTTTTACTTCTTGGCTTTCTCTGCTTTCTTCTGTGCAGCTTGAATCCTCTTGGCGAGTGCCTTGAGGTACATGAAGTGCCGCCTGTACTCCGCGATCTGCTCCGTCGTGTAGCCTTCGGAGCGGCCTATGGCGGGTCCGTGTTCGAGCCAGTAGGCGAAGTCGTGGACGTGACACCCTATAGCGATCTGCGTGAGGGAGCAGAGGGACAGAGGGTGCTTGGTTCCGTAGAGAAGAGGCGGGGTATTTTCCCACGCATTGCCGTACACCCGCGCATCGCCGGACACCTGCGCATTGCCGGACACCCGCGCATTGCCGTACACCCGCGCATTGCCGTACACCCACGCATCGCCGGACACCCACGCATCGCCGGACACCCGCGCATTGCCGTACACCCACGCATCGCCGGACACCCGCGCATTGCCGTACACCCACGCATCGCCGGACACCTGCGCATCGCCGGACACCTGCGCATTGCCGTACACCCACGCATCGCCGGACACCCGCGCATTGCCGTACACCCACGCATCGCCGGACACCTGCGCATCGCCGGACACCTGCGCATCGCCGTACACCTGCGCATCGCCGGACACCTGCGCATTGCCGGACACCCGCGCATTGCCGTACACCCACGCATTGCCGTACACCCACGCATCGCCGGACACCTGCGCATCGCCGTACACCCGCGCATCGCCGGACACAATCGAGGTTGGATGAAGATAGGCCGAGTCTTCAACTGTGGCGGTTTTGTACACCCAGCCCCCGCCTTTTGAGTGTTGCTTCCAGTCTGCCGGTTTTGAGCCGTAGACGGTATCGAGTACGTTCTGAGGAACGGCCATACGCGCCGCCTTTCTAGTCCAGGTAATGGACTGGTTGATGGTTATCCGAGCCACTGCTTAGCCGTTATCGGCTCCCGCGTATTCCCCGGCTTCGTATGCGGACAGAGCATGGCCCATAATCTCGTGCCCATTTTCTCCGCACTCCCGACAGATCACTTCATCGTTCCGGGTGTAGGCAACGATAATCAACTGCTCCCCACTCAGCATTTTAACCTTTCTCGACTCTTGCCAGCGGTTGAGCCGCCTGAGTCGCTTTCCCGTTTTCCCGCCATACCGGACGGGTGCGGGCTGTGCAACTAGTGGGCCTCTACAAAATAGGCAAACACTGTGTCGATGTTTCCCTGTCCGAATTTGTAGCCATTGATAGAAACCCAGGTAAGGAAGGCGAAAGCCAGGGAGTATTCCGGGGAAGTCATGTACTCCTCTGCTTCCATCAGTGCTTCGTCCGGCTCATAGGAGCCCGCCTGTTCAACGCCTTGAAGCAGCAGGGTCCGGAGTTTTGCTGATAGTTTCACGTTTTCCTTTCTCGTCCGGTTAATGGACGGTTTTGTATGGTACGAAACAACGTCTAGTAGTTCCGCCAGTCCTTGACGTTGGCCACATACAGCCGGTTGAATTCCGCCTGATCTTCGGGCGACAAGTCGTCTTTCCAGATGGACAGGTTCGCCTCCAGGTCGCCTACGTTACCGATGAAAGCGCCGGATTCGTGCGCGGTGCTTTGGGCCATAACGTACCCATCGGACGTGATTGACAAACTGGACAACTGCCCGCCCTTGCGATCACGAGCGCCGTAGTCATGGCCGATGATCGCGCCGACCAGGGCCACCAGCTTTGGACTGAATCCAAACTGGCCGGGGTTGATGCGCTCGGCAAAACTCGGCTCAGGTTTGGCCGCGAACAGTTCCATGAGCCGGGTGATGGCCGCTTTGTAGTTGCCGTCGAAATACTCCCCGTTGTTAATTGCGACTTGCGGAGTCAGGCACGACTCGCCGTTTGAAGCGTTGAGCCGCTTGTAGACGATGGTGAACCTCATGCTGTTCGTGAAGTTCTGGCCCGTCAGTTTGCGGTCGTTGTAAACGGACGCAACACCCTTGTCCGCCAGTTCCTTTTGAATCTGGTGAAGCCGCGAGTATACGCGCTGATACTCAGCCTCTCTGCTCAATCCTGCGCCCATCTTGTTTCCCCTTTCTTGAGGATGTGCTTATAGTAGCACGGTTAAAATTCGTTGTCAAGCCCAGGCTGTGGAAAACTTTGTCCGGGTAATGGACTATTGCGCCTGAATTTGCCGGAGCAAGGCGCGGGCAAAAGGCATGGCCGCTTGTACGTTTGGCCGGAGATAGCGGACTAAACGGTAGCGGCTACAAAGTGAAACCTGCCCCTCACGACTTGCAAACGGCGGTCGAGAGCGAAGGCAGAGCCGGAGCTAATGCCGTACTCGTGCGCGGCCTCGTTCCACTCCCTGAAAGTCAGATTGTCCTCGTTCAAACGCTCACGTGCCGCTTGAATGTGAAACTGGACAGAGGCCAGCCGTGATTCCAGGGCCATAATTTCACGCCCCAGGTTGTTAATGCGGGACAATTTTCTGTGATCCATAACGTCCTCCAATGATGCCGGTATGAAGTAGCGGGGAAAACTACCGGCCCGCTGTCCGGGTAATGGACTACTCTTCGCCGTCCGCCGCCTTGCGCTCGGCTTCGAGAATTTTGAGTCCTTTCGCGTCCAGCGCATCCCAAAGGATATTGGAGATTTCGCTGTTGCCATCTCCCATCATCATTTCCCAGGCGTGAAAATCCTTCCGGTCGAAGAACTGGAAGAAAACGGACTCCACCAGGGTGCCGATCTGGTTTGCGTCCCACTTCAAGACGTTCTTTGGCCAGGCCGTGAGGGAATTGTCATAGTAGGACATGAACCCATCGTAGGATGTGAATTTGTCGTGGATGAGAGAGTCCAGCGCGGTTTTGTCAGCCAGCTTGTACAAAGCCCACGCCGTGCGCTGCGAAACCGTGCAGAAAATTCGATCAGTTGTGAAGTTGTAGGAATGGGGAGAATTCAACTCCACAAACTTGTATGGAATCTTGATCTTCGCCGCGTCCGAGAGCAGCGCGAAGAACTGTCCCGCGTACTCCTGAGCGTAGGCCAGATGGACCTTGCGCCAGTCGATGTGTTCCCAGGAGTCACCAGCGCTCGGAAGCGGGCGACCATTCTGGTCTGAGAACATCTGCTCCAATTCGCTCTCGATCAGCGAATCGTGGTCCGAATTGTAAAATCCGGTAAAGGGAATCGTGGTTTCCATTGTTTCCTCCGCTCTCTGCATTTTACAGGCTTGAGACTGTCACGCCTTGAAGCGCGGCTGCATTACGGCCAGGAGGCCGGTTAATCCGAGGATAAGGTGGCGGCAACGCTCTCGTCCTGCACTTCCAGAAACGAGGGGTCCGGGTCATACGTTCCGCCGTCCGAGTACACGGCGTCGATTGCCTCTTGCTCAGACTCCGCTTCGATGGTTGCACAGCACAGCGTTATTTCTTTCCAGGTTACGTCATATTTTGCCATTTTTCGCGCCCTCCATGTGCGCCGTGAGACTGCGTGAGAAGTCCATTACCCGGACAGTTGCCCGGCTTCGTGCCGGATTATGGTCATAGACGGCTCTCTTGTTTCGGCGCGTCCAATGCCCTTTGGATGGTTGCGGAGCTTGCCTTTCGTCTTGCACGAG